GAGGGGCAGCAACACCATAACCATAAGACAAGGAGATTCATTGTATGGGCAGACCTACAAAGAATGAATCCAATACGAGCGGCAGTACGGTAGCCGACGCTCCGGTCGTTGAACCGGTAAAGGTAGACGTAAAGGTGGACGGTGCGAAGGACGCATCCGACACAAAGGCCAAGCGTACTCGCGTGTTTCGTGGACAAGAATGCGAAATACTCAAGACGACTAAGAACGTGCGAACAGGTGCAATCTATGACCTGATTCACTACAAGCGAAAGGTCACTAACCGTCACACAGGTGAGGTCAGTGAAGTATTCGTTGGTAGGAAATTGCGGCGTCCCGGAACGGGCGTTGTGGCCGCACCTCGCGAAGTCGAGATTGAGGAGTAAATAATGGGCAGACTAGAACATACCGAAGAAACCGCTGCGGCGGCTGTGGGGTCTGTAACTGACCCCGCAAATGAGGTGACGCCCACTGAGGACGAGGTTAAGGAGGAAACTCCGAAGACTGAGGAATCAATCATCTCTGATGAAGACCCCGGAGAACCTAAGGAAGAGGCTGAAGAAGCTGACCCCGTAGAGAAGAAGGGTGACGAAGAAGAAGATGAAGCAGACGATGAGACAGAGGAGGAAACTCCCGAAGTCAAGTTCGATGTAAACTATGAAGGATGGACTGAAGAATTTCTGAAGGACGGGAAGCTCAGTGATGAGACCCGTTTGGATGTGATTGAGAAAGTCTTTCATGAAGGCGTACCGCAGGAGATGAAAGAGCAGTTCGTTCAGGCTTACGAAGCTGGGCTCGTCTCCATTCAGCGTGCCGCAGTAAATGAAGCGTATGACCTTGTAGGTGGACAGGAGAACTACCAGCAGATGATTGGCTGGGCTCAAGAAAACCTGTCCGAAGCTGAGGTGGTAGCGTATGACGCTGACGCCCTCGGCGATGACATCGTTAAACGTGATTCGGTTATCAAAGGTCTACACGCCCGTATGCAACAGGCCACTGGCTCAGACCCAGATTTTGAGCCGAACTTGGCGCACAGCGGTGGCAAGGCTGGCGGCGAACCAATCATTGGTTCTCGTCAAGAGCTTGCTAAGATACAGGCTTCGGAGGAGTACACTAAAGACCCCGCGGTCCGTGCGAAGGTTGCGCGTCAACTGAAACAATCAATGGCTACAGGCAAATATCTTGGCTGAGCTATTCACCTTTACCCCCAACACCTAAGGAGTAACATCTTATGGCAGCAGCAAATGTCTCAAGACTAGGCCAAAAGAACGCCGCTGGCGATGACCAAGCGATCTTTCTGGAAGAATTTTCCGGCCTCGTACTAGCGCGCTATGACTTCACCCAGCTTACGGATGATCGTCAGGTAGTGCGTAACATTACAAGCGGCAAGTCCGCACAGTTCCCGATGGTTTGGTCCACGGTTGCTGCGTCCCATACACCGGGCGCTGAGATCGTTGGTCAGGAAATCGAGCACAACGCGAAGACCATCTCGATTGAGGATCTCCTCTATTCGGATGCCTTCGTTGACGTGCTGGACGATGCGATGAATCATTATGAAGTGAAGAGTCAGTACGCTCACCAAATTGGTGAAGCTCTGGCGAACGCGAGGGACAAGAACTCCTTCCGCGGCGTCTTCACTGGTGCGGCTGCTTCGCACCTCATCGACCAGTCAGGTGACAATGACGGTACTGCCATTCAGTCGGCAGGCTTGTCCACAACCGCGTCCGTAGCCAAGGCTGCGATTTATGATGCGGCTGAAACTCTTGACGAAAAGAACATTCCTGAGTCAGAGCGATACGCGGCCCTCCTGCCGTTGACTTGGTACCTCCTGCTTGAAGACGGTGAGTTCATTCATCGTGACTATTCAGGCCAAGGCTCCAAGGCTGTGGCAACCATGCCGTTCGCCGCGAACCTTCAGGTTCTCAAGAGCAACAACATCCCCACCGCGAATGACACGTCTAACACAGACGTGCCCTCGGTTCTCCGAGACGACTTCCGCGAGTGTGTTGGTGTTGTATGGCACAAGAGTGCTATCGCTACAGTGAAACTGCTTGACCTCCGCACGGAGATTGAGTGGGACATGCGCCGCCAGGGTACGCTCTTGATTGGTAGCTATGCTATTGGTCAGGACTACATCCGAACGGAAGCGTGTGTTTCGATTGAAGACACAAGCATCGTGTAATACCCTTGGGACACCCCGGCATAGGTATTCAGTCGGGGTGTCCCTCCCCCTTTTCCGCGAGGATTTCTAATGGAAAATTTTCCCGACCAAACTTCCGAGCTTGGCGCAGTGAACATGATGCTCTCCTCCATTGGAGAACGTCCTGTCAACACGCTAGCAACCTCCCAGCGCCTAGACGTGATCCGAGCGATTAGCACCTTGAACGAAGTCAACGTACTCGTCCAGTCAAGAGGCTGGTGGTTCAACGAGGAGAACAATGTACCGCTGACTCCGAACGCTGATGGTGAGTACGATATTGACCCCAACTCCATTAGAGTAGACGCTTCCGATCCCACTGTTGCCAATTTTGTGAAACGAGGTAACCGGCTCTACAACAAGCTGACCTTCTCGTACGCTGGCAACACGGATACCCTCCAGATAGACTACGTAGCTCTCCTTCCTTTTGACGACCTTCCCCAAACAGCCCGCATGTACATAGCCCGCAGAGCTGGAGTCGTTTTTCAGACTCGCTCCGTAGGCTCACCAACTCTCTTTGAGTTCACTGAGCGGGATGCTCAAGAAGCGTGGGGTGCCCTCCTTGTGGAAGAGCTGGACTACATAGATACCAACCTCACCTACGCACCCGGCATTAGAGATGCGGTCTACAACCGTTAGGAGAAGACATGGCGAGACGAAGAGCTTTCAACGCGGGTGGTGAACTCATCTCTAAGACAATTGATTCCGTCCTACAAGGAGTCAGCCAGCAACCTCCCACCGTTCGTAGCGCTGGTCAATGTGAAGCTCAAGAGAACATGTACTCAGACTCCGCAAACGGAGCCAGCCGCCGAGCCCCTACGGAACATGTAGCAGCCCTTGACGGACTCGCGTTTGACGCCGTGCCCTTTTCCCTCCCCGCCAAGAAGTACAAGGTTCACTTCAGAGACCGGGACGAAAGCCTTCAACACCTAGTTCTCCTTGAAGATGGAGCCATCAGAGTCTTCCGCCTACGAGATGGCGTAGAAGCTACTGTTGACGTCACCTTACCTATGACCGGCGTTCTTACAGAGACCAGTGGCCCCACCTACCAAGACCGAACCACCCAAGCGAACGAAGACACCGCCAACGATGTTACCTTACTCGTCAGCGCGCACACCGACAGTGGTTCATGGTACTGCGGCGCGGACCCCTTTGGTGAGGTCCTGATTGAAGTGGGCACGGCAGGAGAGGGCACCTACACGATGGGGTGGGAGTACTGGGACGGTAGCGCATGGTCAGCTCTTACCGTCACCGATGGCACCACCCATTACAAGACACTTGGTACGAACAGCGTCAAGTTCACGCCTCCGGCAGATTGGACCTCTTCTACCCAAACAGGCATCGAGGGATTCTGGATCAGGGCTCAGTACGTTTCCGGTACCCTCACCCAGCAGCCGTTTGGCACCCAAATGTGGATCAAGACTGACTCTTACCTCAGCCTCACTGGCGACTCCGCTAGCGCCGCGTTTGCGGTCACCTCTGTGGCTGACTATTCCTTCATTGTAAACAAAGAGACCACGGTACGGATGCTAGGGGACACTACCGCAGCCCGTATCAATCAGTTCATGATCCATTGGGTTGAGGCTGGTGAGAACTCCCAGCGTGACTGGCGGCATGACCTCGGAGCGTTGTCAGGGGACGATGCCACATGGGGCCTGAACACAGGCGTGACCAACGCCGCCCCCGGCCTCATGTGTGACAACCTCATCTCCGATGTCTACGATGGAGTCAACTACCCTCTCTGGAAGGAGGGCACCGCCCCTGCGCGAAACGTGGTTCTGGTAGTTCAGGACGATGAGGAAACAGACGGCATCCTTGACATCTTCCCGCCCTCCTACGAGTTCAGTGATGAAGTCTATGCCTTTGTCGGTCTTCAGACTCAGCGCTTCTCAGACCTCCCTAATCAAGGTGAGGACAACTTTATCACCGAGATCACAGGCGCAGACGGGAATGAGGACAACAACTACTGGGTGGTGTTTGACGCCGCTCTCAACTCATGGGTGGAGACCGTTGCGCCCTCCATTCCCTACAGGTTCAACAGCGTTACCATGCCACACGTCCTCATCCAGACTGTAGCTGGCTCTGGTACTGACCCCGACACGTTCACCTTTGGCCCACAGACGTGGGCTAACCGCGAGAAGGGTGATGTTGACTCCGCCCCGGAGCCCTCCTTTGTAGGGAAGAAGCTCTCTGACATTTTCTTCCACAAGAACAGGCTTGGTGTGTTGGCTGATGAGAGTGTGGTTCTGTCTGAAGCTGGTGAGTTCTTCAACTACTGGCCCACCACAGTCACTACCATCATCGAGTCTGACCCCATTGACGCCGCCTCTACCAACAATCGGGTGGCTCTGCTTGACCACGCCGTACCCTTTGACCACAAGCTGTACATGTTCTCAGGACATGGGGCGCTTCAGAATGTGTTGTCAGGAGGGGATACCTTGACCGCAGCTAACGCTGAAGTGACTGAAGCCTCCGCTTACCCCTCTTCTGTGGATGTGAAGCCTGTGACCTCAGGTAAGGCCATCTACTTCGTTGTGGACCGTGGAGTCTCAAGCTCTCTGTTTGAGTACACTGTTGAAGACAACGCTCCTGATGCGTGGAACCTCTCAGGTCACATCCCCTCTTACATCCCCGCTAACGTCACCTCTCTCAGCCTATCTCCCAAGGAAGATGTCCTCACGTTGCTTTCCTCAGATGAGCCCTCCACGTTGTACGTCAACGCCTACTACTACGATAGCAAGGGGGACAAGCAGCAGAACTCCTTTTCTAAGTGGACCTTCGATGATGCGTACACCATCCTTGGACAAGGTTGGATTGGTGAGGTTCTCTACTTGGCGATCTCCCGCCCCGATGGCTTGCACCTTGAGAAGCTGAACATGGCAACTTTGGTGGAAGGGGACCTTGACTACCGCACACACCTTGACTCACTGGTTGAGTTGACTGGGGCATACACGGTAGAAGACAACCTCACCCGCTGGACGATGCCCTATTACATTGACCCCGCCAGCTATGGAGATCACGAAGTGGTCCTCACTGGCGCATCCTTCGAAGACACCACAGGCGGCTCAGTTCTAGGAAAGGTCATGCCTCTTGACTACGAAGCTGGGACTGACGTGGTACTAACCGCTGAAGGTGACTGGTCTGATGACTCTGCTCACCTCGGTAGGGTGTACACCCACACCTATGAGTTCACCAAGCCCATCATCACTGCCCCTGACGAGTCGGGGCGAAGCAAAGTATCCATCACACAAGGACGCCTACAAATCGCTCGGTTCAAAATCCTCTGTAAAACCTCCGCAGGTTTCTGCGCTCAGGTATCCAGCAGTGAAATCAATCCGAAGGAAATCACAGTAGTAGAAGAAGCCTACACCTACAACTACCCCGGTAAGATTATCAACGCTAGCACAGTGGACGTACTCAACCCTATGCCGATAAGCGAGTTCAGCTTTGATGTGGCGATGGAGTCCAAACATGCAAAAATCGAAATCATCGGAAGCAGCCACCTCCCCTTCACCCTCGTTGGAGCAGAATGGGAAGGCGTCTATTCTGTCCGAAGCTCCCGCGTCTAAGCGCGGTCATGTAGAGCCCGCAAGAGCTGAGCATGTGATAGAGCTGGAGGTGACAGGCTTCCGGGACATTGACAACCACGAGTGTATGGTCAGTCAAGGTACTGGGGCGGCTGCTCAATGCTTCCTCGCTATTGAAAACATACAAGGTGAGACCTTCACCGTCTTCGCTGATGGTCACCCTTGTGCCATGTTTGGTAGTGCCCCCGTCACAGACGTTGGGTGGCCCGCGGGTCACGGCGTGCTGTGGTTCTTAGCCACTCCCGAACTGTTTGAAATCACAGCAGATTTCTTGGGTCAGCTCCAGAACTGGTTGGAGTACCTTCAGAGATTTCTACCTGTGTGCCACAATTTCGTCTCACAAGAAAATACCGTTGCTCTCAAGTGGTGCGCCCAGGCCGGGTTTGTACTACAGGAGCCGGTTCCCTACGGCAAGGATAATGAGCCCTTCATCGAAGTTATTCGCACCGTCCCAACACCTTAGGAGGCCCTATGTGCCCTGTCACACTTTCAATCGTTGCCACAACGCTAGCAACCACAATGGCAGCCGCCGCTACTGCTGCTGGTACCGCCGCCGCTGCTGTAGGTAGCGCCGTCGTGGGTACAGTCGGAGCCGCCGCTGGCGCTCTCGGAATCGGAGGAGGAGCCGCTGCCGCTGGCACGGGAACTGCTATCGGTGGCGTAGGTCTCACCACCGCGAGTGGTACGCTTATAACGGCTCCCACTCTTATTGGCTCAGGAACCGCAGTCGCCGGAACCTTGACACCTACCGCGGTCCTTGGCGGAACCACCGCTGGTATCACCACAGGCCAAGTTCTCGCTGGAGTCACCGCTCTCGTTGGCGTAGGGCAAGGAGTCCATCAGAAGAAGGAAGCTGACAAACGTGCTAGAAGTACCCGCAAAGCTGTAGAAGCGGAAGCAGCGACGAAGCAAACGATAGCCAGCAACCAAGCCAGCCGCGCTGTGCGCGAAGAAGCTGAAGCCCACACCCAAGACGTTCTCAAGGGCGCTGAGGTAGCTGGAGTCTACAAGAATCTCCAGAATCGCTCAGACGTTCAAGAAGCCGCTTACCTCCGCCAAGCAACACGCGCTACCCAAGCTGACCAAAACGCTAGGGACCTCCGTGTAGCCGCTATTACAGGCTCCGCTAGAGATGCCACCCAGAACATCAGTGTGAACCGAAGCAACCAGCTTTCACAGATCCGGGGTGGAAGTAACCTCGGACTGGGTTTGGCTATCGGCGCTGCTGGAGTGACTGGCATTGATACCCACCTCCGACTCAAGTAGGAGTTCACTATGGCTACCCCCACAACCCCGCGGGAACAACCCAGAGAATACCGAACCACTCAGGTTAGAGTCCCCACTGTCAACCCG